GGCCTGCCCAACATCACCGGCCAGATCGCCTACAACAGCAGCCACGGCCTGGTCAGCTCAAACAGTGCCGTTTCTTCCGGCTGCGTCTTCCCCGGCGCATCCATACGAAACGGTGCTCTGACCGGCAACAACACCGCGCAGACCCGCGACCTTGCCATCGACGCTTCCCGCTCCAGCGCCGTCTACGGCCGCAGCGACACCGTCCAGCCCGCAGCCTATTACGTTTACATCTGGCTGCGTATAAGCTAAATTAAGAAACTCTCTTCCAAATATACACATAGTAAGCAGGCGGCTGAACGGTATCAGACGCGCCATAGATTGAGTTTGAACTGGAAGCATTAAATGTATAAAGCACACCATTACCACGAAACTTTCCCTCTGGGCCTTCGTTAGAAACCCCAGAAAACGCGCCAGAAGCAGGATTGTCGCCGAAATTCCATCTGGCAATACCAGCAAATGTACCACGAATATTCGGCAGGCCGGCCTCGACGGTGGAGCCTGCCTTGTGGCTGTCGCTGGCACCCATCAGCACGCGGTCCTGGGCGATCTGCTCCCATGCGCCGCCAAACAGGGCGGCGGGGCTGGCGGCATCGGTGCTCTGGTAGATGCTGCCCACGGGATACGCCGCTAAAGCGCTGTCCGCAGAAAGCGTGCCGTCCGCATCGACCGTCAGACCGCTGCCGACCTTGATTCCGCCAAGTGTTGTGGATGTGGCCGGGCGAATATTCAGATTCTTTAGGGCTTCACCCACGGCCTTTGCGTCAGCCGGAGCATTTTCTACCGTCAGCGTCTTATCGGTGCTTACGGTGGCGGCGGCACGATCGGCGGCATCTTCTGCTTTTTTCTGAGCAGCCTCCGCTCTGGTCTGGTGTTCCTGCGCAGCAGTTGCAGACGCTTTCGCATTTTTTTCGCTCTCCGCAGCATTTGAAGCGCTGCCTGCGGCAGCAGTAGCTTCCCGAACAGCCGTTCCGGCAGCATCTTGGGCAGTAGACACAGATCTCGATATTTCATCGAGTGCTTCACCCTGCTTTTTGCTTAGCTCTTGCAGGGATTCCGCTTTCTTTTCACCGATCGCGGAAAGCGCACCACTTTTTTCAGTGTTGATCTCGTCCGTCGCTTCAGATTTCGCCGTATTGATTGCATATACCGCGGTGTCTTTGGCGTCCTCGGTTTCCTGCTTTGCCTGGCTTGCCCTTTCGGCGCTGGATGCAGCTTCTTCGGCTTTTTGGGTGGCCGTGGCGGCAAACTGCTCCACATACTCCATGCCCTGTGCAATGTCCTCGCGCACTTCCACGCCAAGGACTGCTTTTCGGATGCCGTCGATGATATCTGCAAAAGTTTTTGTCACAGACGTTTCACCTCCGTTCGCTCTGTATAGATCGTGTCTGTCTCAAAGTTAAACGTATCCCACAGCCAGTCGTTGCCGAGATAAGCTGTCAGATTGTACTTGTACGGGTTGCAAACTGCAGTGATCGTCACCGCCGCTTTGTTTGCCTTCCGTTCAAAGTTTACTGTTGTGTGTCCGCGCCAAAAAAACGAATCATCGCGGAATTTGAACCACACCCACTGGCCTTGCAAAAGCTTTTCGAGCCCTTTTTGAATGCCGTCATCCTCCGATTGAGGGCGAAAGCATGAAAACCTGACCGTAATTTTGCGGCTCTTGTAGTGCAGCTTGCCATCAATGGACCGGCTGAGGTCCAACGGACGACCGGCTCCTGGTACATTGACCAGCATCGAAAGCGTTTCCGCCTTGCCGATCTGGGGATAGGTCTTGTCAAAGAGTAGCCCGAACTTCTGCAGCAAAGAAATGGTGTTTCCGCCCACAAGGAGAAGAAAATCGTTAAAGCCGCTTTTTGCCGCAGCAGCTTCGGCCGCTTTGTAATCCACCCAATCCCTCCTTTTATGGCGTGCAGGCGGCAGAAATCTCCACCACCGCATAATGCTTGTCAGGCGTCATTTCGACCGTAAATTGGCCCTCATACTGCGTTTCTGGTGCATCAGATCGGTAAAACGCAAGCCACTGCCCCTGCAGATCGGTCTCCATCCGGCTGCGGATGTCCTCCCACTGCGACTTCGGGCGGAAACACTTGAAGCTCATGGACACTTTGCGCTGCTTAAAATGCACTTTGCTATCCAAAGCCTGCGTAAAATCAAGCACAATGTCGTACCCGGGCGGGTACTCCTGCTCACCTTCCACGTCCGGTGCGCCCACGCTGAAGCCGTCCCTCGAAAGGAGAAGGCCGTATTCCTCCAGCAGAGACTTGAAGCCATCGCCCATCTGGACATAAAACTTTGGAATTTTGGCGTTTTCTGCAGCAGCTTTTTCAAGCGCCTTATAGTCGATCATTCTGCGCTTTCCTCCGTCTTTTCCGCCGGGCTATAGGTCAGCGTTTTGCCGTCCCAAAGATAGTCTGAGCCACCGTTGATATTTGACGGAAACTCGTCAAAAACAACGACGTTCTCCGGCAGCGGGTGCGGGACGCCAGAAGCTACGGACCACACGCCGTTGTAAAGCCGGCCGTCCGAACAAATCTTGCACTGGTATACATACCCTTCTTTTTTCATGTCGGCGCCTCACATAAACTCATAAAGCTCGCGGGGGATGCAAACCGCATCGTTTTTCGACCATCCGTCACTGAGCGGTGTCTGCAGCTCAAAGCCCCACACGCCCACGACTGTTGTACCGCCATAACTGGATGTGCGCTCGTAGCCATTGCCAAAAACAATTTTGTCTTTGTATACGGTGACGTCTCTCCGGTGCATGGTGTTCCACGGGTAAACGATCGAGTAGGTTTTGCCATTTACCGGGATAACCATTGAAGTTGCACCGCCGCCGCCGCCGCTGGCAAGCCATGTGGAGCCCTTGTTGCTCTCAAACGTCAGCAGGACTGCAGAAACGCTGCTGAAGTCATGCGCAATCGTCTGTGCCGTAAAGCTGGAAAGGCCGTTTCCGGCGTCATCCAGCCAGGACAGCGCCACCGTTTTGTTGCGGATGCCGTGGAACGTGATGTTTCCGCTGTCAATCGTACAGCTGCCAACGCCATCTGTGATGGAAATGCCGTCTGCCGTAATGACAACTTTTTTGTCCGCAAGAGTTTCGTGCCCGACCGTAAGGCCGTGCTGCGGGTCAAAGCTGATGAAGTTTGTAGCCGTTTTGGCTGCATCCGCAACGGCTTCGTCGTTCGACTTTTTGTAGTCCGTCAGGTCCTTCATCAGCTTTTCGGACGAGTTTGCGCTCGTGCTGGCCTGCTCCTCAAGCGCATTTGTGCGGCCGAGGTTTGCAACCTGTCGGTCAGTCAGCGTCCGCCGTGTCATGCCGAAGGAGTATTCCTTTTTATCCGGCTGGTCAAAAGGCTCCACCAGCTTTGTGCACAGCATGATCGCATCCACGCCGTGAGGCTCGCTGATAATATGTGCATAGCTGGCAAATGTAAGCCGGTCAAGCGGATCATCGCCAATGTTTGTATACCCTGCATCCACCAGATCGACCGCTTTGACGGTGTAGCTTGTCACCATCGCGTAGTTTTGCTGCAGGTCCTGCACGCCAGAAGCAAAGGTTTCATTTTCGCTGTCCGTGTCCTGTTCGCGGATTTTGGCAATGATTCCAAATTTCTCCGCTGCGGCGTCGTTTTGTATCCACCCTTCCTTCAGGTTGTAGGAATACCCGGATGCCGGAAGATATTTTTTGATGGTCGCCGCGTCCGCGCCCATGATGCCGTAGCGCTCCTCATGCTTGTACTGGGAAGGGTCCTTCCACCAGATCAGCTTGTAATACCACTTCGAGGTATCCACGGTGTGCTTGTTGCCGATGGGGTAAATGCGGGTAAAAAGGTCGTTGGTATCCGTTTTTTCGGTAATGTCCAGCAGGTTCACGCCATACTGGATTTTTTGGTTTACAAGCCGCTGCGCTTCCACCGCCTGGTCGCAGTAGTTGAGCACGTTGTTTCCGGTTTCGGCGTTAAATGTGCAGTATGCATAACCGCCAAAGGTTTTGAGCACCATCTTGTCGATGATGTCCCAGATGCTGCCGTAGTCTTCGCCAACGCCGTATTTGTCGGCGTCTCCAAATTCTACGACAAGATCACCCAGCGCTGCCGTGACAGTGCCAAGCTCAAACTGCTTCATTTTTGCCGAAACCTGGCTGTTATGGGCCTCCACAAGGTGCTGCAGAAATTGCTTCAGTGTGCCGCGGTAGTTAAAAGGAGTAACGCAGCTGTCGTTAAAGTAGCTCAAAGCTCCCTCGCAGTAAACCACACGCCGGTTGTACCAGTCTGCCTCGTGGTTGAGAATGCGCCCACGCCAAATCTCTTTGCCGTCCTGTTTTGCCACGACGACGGTAGACATTTTTTGCAGGTTATCGTACTGCGGGTGGTCCCGGGGCATTGTAAAAGTAAGGCTGCCGCCCTTGCTCACCTCGCGGGTAAGCTTAGGCGACAGCACAAGCGCATGCGTGTTTCCGGGATGGTAAATGAGCAGCTCATTCGTAGGCTCTCCATTGGGATAGCCGTAAATCTCGTACATCAATTACCCCTTTCTGCCAATACAGACAGCTGCCCAAGCTGCGCATCTATGCCGGGTGCCATCTTGCCAACAAGTGTGCCATCGTCCAAAACGATCTGCTGGTTTGCCACGTCCGGCAAATACTGCTGGACAACTTCGGTCAGCCTTGCAAGCTGGTCCTGCATTTTGGTCTGGTAAGACAGCATTGTGGAGTTGTTCGGGTTAAACGTGTACGGGTCGCTCCGGTAGTCGTAACCCGCAAAGGCGCGCTCGTTGCCGTACCAGTAGGCGTCCTGCAGGTCTTTGTAGCCCAGCTTGCTCGAGGACGAGGAAGAACTGCTGCTGTCGCTCTTGTGATTTTTCCAAAGCGCAATGCCCAGGCCCACAGCACCGGCCACCACGGCCGCGATTGCCAGCGCAATGGGGTTTTCTGCCACAAATGCAACGACGTTGCCCAGCACGCCCATGATCTTGCTGCCAAAAGACACCAAACCGGTGCCAACGTTTGCCAGCACACCGCCAGCGCCGCCAGTAGCTCCCAGCTTTTGCAGTGCTTCGGTAAGGCCGATCACTTTTGTGGTCACGCCGTCAACGCCTGCTTCCACGCCGCCTCCGGTAAAGATTTTTTCGAAGACGGTAAAGGCGTTCTTCAGGCCGCCGCCGGAGTATGCCTCATTGATGACTTCCAGCGCATTTTTTGCCCATTTGGAGATAGCCTCGCGCTGGTCCTGCGTCACTTCGCCCCAAAGCAGGTTGACAAAGTCCAGCCCGATCGCCGCCGCGTCGCCGTTTTTTGCGTCGGAGATAAAGCTTCGCAGGATGCCAAAAATGCCTTTGTTGGACTCAGAGGACGCACCGCTTAAATACTGGTCAATGCGGGTCTGAGTAGCTTTGACGCTCTTGTCAATGGCGGTTTCCGTCTCGGTGACTTTGTCCTGTACACCGTCGATGTAGGTAATGACCTTTGTGTAGGTCTGCGCCACGCCATCGACAATGTGCTCTCCGGTCTCGGTCTCGGTGCGCTTGACGTGCTCGCTGCCATCGGCGTATTTTTCGGTTGCTTCCTGGATTTTTGTTGTAATACCGTTAAAAGTCGTCTCCGAAATGGACGTCAGCGTGCCCAGCAGCGTTTTTGACATGTCGTCATAGGTCTTTGTGACCTTTGTGACCGTGCCGTTGACTTTGGTCTCAACTTTTTTATAAGTCGTGGCCACGCCGTTTACCATCTCCTTGCCGGTCTCGGTCGTGGTCGTAGTTACGCGGTCTTTGATTTTGCCCGCGCTGTCCTTGACCTTCTCGTTCAGAGTCTGGATGCTGGTGGTCACCGTGCCGAGGGCGTTCTGACTGGTAGTGGTGGCCGTGTGAGAGATGGACTCGATGACTTTTTCGGTTTTGGATTTTGTCTTTTTGGTGGAGCTTGTGCCCGTTGGGCTTGTTGTGATCGAGCTATCTGTTCCGTTTCCGTTTGCGGCCGCAATTTCTGCTTGACGTTCAGACCAGCTTTTGTTGCTGACACTTATTCCGTTTAAGGCGTTCTGTCTAAGGCGGTCTCGGTTTTTCTGTCCAAGCTGGTCGTTTGCGTAATCTTCGTAGGTGTCATAATCAGCATAAGCATTTTTTCCTAAAGCCTTATTCAGGTAGTAGCTTGCTTTATCCAGTGCACTAACTGCAGCACTTCCGAGTTCGCCGAACTTTTTGATAACGGCGCTTATCGGATTATCCAGTTCGAGGATCGCATCTCCAAGCCCTTTCCAGCCGTCGGTTTTATAAGCTTCTATGGCGGCAACAGTCATGGTGTTCAAATTTGACGTTACCATACCGATTCCGTCTGCCAAATCGCTTGTCATAAGGCCAGCAAGTTGCTTGACATTGTCTTTCAGCGTGTTGGTTCGGCCGTTCTGCGTCTGGCTCAGGTCGTCCATTGCGTTATAGTATCGCCCGCCTTCTTCGGACGCAGCCTGCAGCGCTTCGGTCAGCAGATCATAACTGATGGTCATTTTCTGCACTTCAGCGGTGGATTTGCCCGTGTAATCGGCCAAAATGCCATAGACATTGATGCCTGCATAAGCAAACTGCTTGATATCGACCGCGGTGGCCTTGCCAGTGTTTGCGATCTGCTGCAGGTTCTGCGCCATGCGGTTCAGCTCATCACTGCCGCCGCCGGTTGCTGCAACAGCGTCACCCAATGCATTGATCGTTTTTCGTGCATAGCTCGCATTTTCGCCTGCAGAAATCAGGTATTGGTTTGCTTTCGTAAGGGATTCGACATCAAATGGGGTTCGTGCAGCATCCGCCTGGATGTTTTCCATGACCTGCTGCGCTGCTTCTGCGCTGCCCAGCATGTTGGTCAAGCCGGTGGTGTATGTCTCAATCTGAGCGTTGTAATCAAGACCTGCAGAAATAAAGCTTTTGGCCGCATTTAAGGCAACACTGGCCAGCTTTTGGAAAACACCAGCCATAATTGTGCCCTGAGTAATTGCGCCGGAAAGAGATGATCCGGACGCCTTTTCTGTGGAACTGGCAAATCCTTCCATGCCGTTGTTTGCGGATTTTAGGGCGGTAGTAGTCGACTTGAGCTGCGCTTCGGCTTGTGCCAACATGGTTTTAAGATTTTTGGTCTCAGACGATGCCTTGCCGGTTTTGCCTACAGATTCGTTGTATCTCTTGGTCAGCTCAACAACCGCTTTTGCGGCTTTGCTATACTCGCTGGACAGCGTGGAAACCGTTTTCTTGGTTTCGGATTGCACATTTTGAATACTCTGCCGATAAGCACTATCATCCAGCCCAATAGTGGCTTCTAATTCAAAAAGTTTCAGGTTCCATCACCCCCATTCAAGCCGTTTTTGATGTGTGCTATCACTTCTTCTGCGGACGGCTGCGGCGGCTGTGGACGGCTTTCCACGAGGTCGGCCACACGGTCATACCAGCGCTCTTGTGCACCTGCAAGCGCACTGAGCATGTCGGTCATGTAAGCTTGATAGCTGATTGCAAGCTGCTCATTCCGCGCCGCAATGCGGCAGTGCTGCAGGATGTACGGTTTGCCGATCAGATGCAGCATGTCCAGCCGGATGGTGGAAGTTAAACGTCGATATCCATCTGCGCCAACTTCGCCAACGAGAACAAAAAATCCAGCACGTCCTTATCCTCCACGGTGGCAGTAATAACGCGCAGAGTCTTGAACGGGGTCATAGTCTCGGGTTTGCCGTTCTCGTCCACGTCCGGCTCACACAGCAGGGGCAGCAGCTTTGCCGTGGTTTCTGCGTTGTCAAACAGGAGCGCCTTGCACATCGCCTTGATGTTTTTCTTGGCCTGGGCTTCCTTTTTCTGCTCCAGCTCCTCTTTTGTCTCTTGCCCGGTCAGAACCGGCATGACCTTGCGCAGTTCTGCAACCTTGGATTTTTCCAGCAGGTCAGACACAGCGTCCGCAATCAGCCAGCAGCGACGCAGAAATTCGGTTTCGTCCATCTGGTTCAGAGTTTTCATGCAACGTCCTCCTTATGCTGCGGCCTTGGGGCTGTAATACCACTCCATGGGCACCACATCACTGCCCAGACGGGGGCAGCCGGTGAGGGTAACAGAAATGTTGCCCTTGCCTTTGTCGGTCGTCTTCAGGGTCAAACCGCCGGTGGACAGTGCGTTCATCAGCCGGACTGCCACATAGCCGCCGTCAATGGTGTCACCGACCCACCAGATGTCCTTAAAATCGCCGGTGCTTTCAGTGGGGTCCAGCGTCATGCGGGGAGTGACCTTCTTTTCCGTCACGTCAGCCGCGCCGAGGGCCAGCTTGATGACGTCGGTGGTTGCGTTCAGGGCCGTAAAAGCCAGCGTGCAGTCGTAGTCCTCGATCTGCATCAGTTCTGCGGTGTTCTTCTGGGCGTTGTCCACGTCATTGCCAAGGTCTGTGAAGTTCGCCTTGCAGGTTGCGGTGACGCCGCCGGTAGTGGCGGTGATGATGTCTGCGTCCTGCACCTCAGTTTTGCCGGTCACGTCAAACTTGTTGACCACGATTCCGGCGTTGAACTGCATGGACTTGAATGCTTCCGCGCTGATTTTGGTAAACTTTCTTGCCATATTGCTCCTTTACTCGCAAAATTGCGTGATTTCAAAGTTGAGGTATTCGCACAGGTACCCTTCAGGCGGGTTGTCGAGGGGCTGTGCCCACGGGGTGCCTTTGCGCAAAAGAATAGCGCCGCCCTCGCAGGAAAGCGTTGTGCTGTCCTCGAGGGCCGCGCTGATACGGTCTACCGCCTGTAAAACCGGCACCCTGCTTTTTGAGCTTGGGTACCACAGGCGTGCATGAAATGTGGCGGATTCATTCCACCCGCCGGGAATTGTCGGCTTGTAGGTCAGGTACGGCAGCTCCGCACCGGGAGGGATGTTATCCTCCAGATATCCGGGGATTTCGAAGCCATTGAAAAAGCTGTACAATGCCCGGTTGATGCCCTCAGACGGTCCCATTACGGCAGCACCGCCTTTTTGCACTTGACGGCCCGCAGCCCCATGCCGGATTCCGGCGGGGCCTTGCTTTCGTCTGCTGTGCTGGTGATCTGAAAGGTCTGGCCGTCGCTCACCCGCTTGATGTAGTCCGGGAAAGCCAGCGGAACGCCCGTGTTGACCAGCAGGGTATAGGTGGATGCTGTGTCAGCCTGCTCTGCCACCTGAGCTTCCACAGTGGTGTCGTGGCGCTCCACGGCCTCAAACTTGGGGCCGTCCTGCCAGCTGGACACAAAGCCGCCCACGCCGTCCGGCTCATAGCTGCGGGTCTGAAAACGGTATTTTTGGGTAAAGCTCTGCATCACGGTGGATGCAGCGAACGAATTGACCATGTCACATCTTCCTCCACTGGTTGATTTCGGATTTATAGCAGGTCTTGCCGTCGGCAGGCAGCCCGTCCGTGCCTGTAGCCATCGTGCCGGACCAGCCGCCGAAGGACTGGGACACATACACGCCGCCGGACGGGAGTGCCTTGTCGTATGCGTCGATTTTTTCGGCCAGCGCGGCAAAAGCGGGCGGCACACGCATAGGCTGCACCGTGCCGTTAAAGGTCTCGGCCACCAAATCACCGTCCCCGGCTTTGTGTACGCCATCGTTGAAGATGGATCCGCACACGAGGAAATACTGCCCCGGGACTACCCCGGCGGGAACGGTATCCGGCTCAAAGGCAAACTCCCCGGCAACTGGGTCGTCCGCCCGGTCAAAAAAATTGTGCGTGTAAACGCACAGCTCGGGGACGGTCATTCAAAGTCACCTCTTATTCTCGCCCGGTGGATTCAGAGGCGGCCACAGTGGGTTCGGTGTTGGACGTGCCGACGGTCACGACTGCGATGCCGTCCAGATACTCTGCCCACAGCTTCATGCCCATGATGGCATAGTTGGTAGTGGTGGCGTTCTTGTAGTTGTACTCGGTATGGTAGCCCAGCAGGTTGGTCTCGCCGGAAACGGTGTAGTTTGCGCCCATGGTGGCATAGTCCCGGTCTGCAGGGTCAACGTAGTACAGGTCGATGTTCTCCACGGGGACGGCGATCACCTTCTTCTGCTCAATGTAAGCATCGGGCAGGAGGAAAAGGGTCTTGTAGCCAAGGAAATCCTTCACGTAGTTCAGGCCGAACTCAGTCTGAACGGTGATCTCCTTGTCGCCCAGGTAGTCGTAGAAGTCCATGATGTTGGCAAAGCCCACGACCTCGGTCACATCCAGGTTGTCGTTGGCAAAGCGCTTCAGGACTGCGCCCTTTGCGATAGCCAGAGCACGCTGCCAGGTCTTCTGAGTGCCCACCAGCTTGCCGGTCTTGAGGAAAGTGTAGAAGTCGGTCAGGACTTTCTTCTGCAGCTCATTGCGGAACGCAGTGTCGGTGCGCTCCACGGCCACAGCTGCGCCGTACTTGGTGACGGCCTCAATGGAAACGGCCTTTGCCCACTTACCAAGCTCGATGTCGTCATAGGCCACGGGCTCGACCTTGGTCTTGGTCAGGGGGATGTCCTCGCCCTCGCCCACGGCGGTGCCGCCCTGCAGGCCGCCGTCAACGGTTGCCTTGTAGGAGACCAGCTTAGTGCCGGGTGCCTTGCGGATGGGGCGCATGATGCCCAGAATGGTGCGCAGAGCGTCCCAGTTCTTCTGGAACTGGGTAACAAAATCCACCTCACGAATAGAGGTAGTGATCTGGGAAGCGGTGGTAAGATTTTCGGGTGCTGCCATGTGTTACTCCTTTGCTGCAAGCCCGAACGCTTCAGGGTTGGCCGCAATGGCCGCCTGCCGTTCGCTTGCGTCTTTGATGTTGATGATCTGCTCTTTGGTCATTTTGGAGCCGGTGTTGGTGGGCGGGGTGTCCACCTTTGCGCCGGTGGTGGTCGTAGTACCTACGAAGTCGCTCCAATCGGCTTTCAGGCTGTCGGTGTGCTTCTTGGCGTCCTTGACCTCGCCCTTATCGTCCAGCTCCAGCTTGTCGATATCCTCGCCAGACAGCCGCACGACGCGGTCTGCGTACTTGTCCAGCACCCCGGCGGTCTTCAGCAGCTCCCGGAACTTGGCTTCCTTGGCTGCGTGGGTGTCCTTCTGGGTCTGCTGGGCCTTGTAGTCGGTCAGGGCCTTTTCTGCGGCTTGCTTGCCGCCGTTGGCCTCGTCCCGCTCTTTCTCGGCCTGTGTGCGGGCTGTTTTTTCTGCATCCAGCTGGTCTTTGAGCTCGTCCGTCTCCTTGTGCAGGGCGTCCAGAATGGCCTTTGCCTTGTCATCGTTGGAGGTTTCGGGGTTCTCCAGAATCGTGCGGATGTCAGCTCTTTTGAGTGCCATGTGATAGTCCTTTCCGCCCTTGCTCGGGCTGCCATGCTTGGCAATAAGGTTTATTTGCCGGACGTGCTGCCGGTGTGGTGCCGCCTGCAGGAATCGAACCCGCGTCCGCTGGTTACAAATCAGCAGCTCTACCATTGAGCGAAAACGGCATAAAAAAGCGGCTGACGCAGTGCGCCAACCGCTGAGTATTTAGTTTTAGAGCGAAAATTCACAGTCTGTGTCTGTCGGATAGCCCTGCGCTTCGGACGGAACATAGACCAAAACAGAAATTTTGGCTTTACCCTCGCCGTATGCGTTGTCGCACATCTCCTGAAGCGCTTTGCGTGCCTGAACCCCAGCCGCAAACAAATCTTCGACTTTTGCAGCCTTTGGCTTGTTCTTTTCTTTCATCTCAAGCATCTGCATCTTGAGTTTTTCAATTTTTTCGGCAGACTTATGATAAAGTCTTTCTGCGTTTGCCTGCATTTTCACAGCAGCTTCAAGCTGTGCGCTCAAGTTTTCAAGCTCTGTCATCCTTATACCTCCTTGTTTCCTTCTTCCACTGCGATCTCTCGCAGCTCGTCAATGTGTTCTTCCACCGCCGGGCGGAGGAACGGGCGCGGGGCCATGCCCCTGGTAAAGTGCCACTTGCCGTTGAAGTCCTTCCAGACCCACGGTGTTTTGCGTCCGTTGCCCTTCTCGGCAAAGATGCCCGTGCCAAGCTCAACGTAGACGCTGTAAAAGAGATTTGACCCGATGGTCACGGTCTTTTGCGCCGCAGAGACAACGTAGGTAAGGGACGCTTTCAGTGCACCGCCCACATAGCCCTCTATGCCGGTGCTGTCCGCCGTGCCGGTGGGCACAAGCAGCTTGGCATAGTCCTGCACCTTCATGCCCCAGATGGTCAGCACACGCTTTGCCCATGAGTCCAGTGCTTCATGCAGCTGCGGGGTGTTGTCGGTGAATTTGATGTCGTAGTTGAATTTCATGGTTTACTTGCCTGTCCACGCCTTTTTCAGACGCTTATACAGTTCTCCGGTTTCTTCCCATTCTGCAGGCCAGTCACGCCGGGCGTATCTGTTTATGGCAAGCAGTACAGACTGCGTTGCTTGCTGTCCGGTTTTACCGCTTAAATCGCCGCCAAACGCTTCCACAAGCGCACGGGAACTTTCTGTGCTATTTATAACATGTCGCACACGTTCTGCTGCTGCAGCAGCTTGCTTTGCAGCGTTTTCGCCCGCCCTGGCAATGGTCGCCGGATTTTTGGAGGAAGCGATCACATCGTCCAATGCCGCGTTTGTCGTAGCCCGGATATCTTTAGCCCATGCGATCTGTTTTTCGCTGCCTTTCAGCGTTGCCATACCGCCGCCCGCTCTCGCAGAGCTGCCCCCGGCTCTGCCGGATGCTCTACCACCGCCGCTCATCGTGACACCTCTCTCTTACTTCCGCATATTGCGGTTTAATTACAGTTGCATTAAAGTCCATCCCCGGTAATGGTTTCCCATACCAAAGAACTTGCGTAGGATTTAAGCGCCGCATAGCTTCCTTGCACCCCATTGTAAAAAGGGTTGTAGCCAGATGTTCATTCATCAACCCAACGGACGAAATGGAGATGATGGAGTTTCGCGGCTCGCCATCAAAACACCACTCGTAGCTCTCCGGCCAGACCCACTCGATGGTGGGAATGACCTTGATACAGTGCATTTGCCAGTACGCTGCCAACCAGTGCCGTTTATAGGCGCTCCAAATCTGCACCGCTTCCGGGTGGTCTCGGAACATGGAAAAATCAGGGGAAAGCACCGCTCCGAACTGCTGCAAAAGCGGCACATACTTGTCAGGATTGCGCCAAACACGTTCGAACTGGTAATCGTCGCAATAAAAATGGACACCTTTGCTCGCTCTATCTTTGGCAGACAGGGCATAGTTGAAGGGTATCCATTCCAGCCTGTCAATGCGGATGTCCGTTTCCGGCTTGATGATAGGGATGTGGAACTTGCCTTCACCCGGAAAAATCATTTTCTCGGTGTTTTCCATCGGCAGAATCACGGTTCATCCCTCACTTTGTACTTTTCTCAAATCTCGTCCGCATTCAGGGCAAAAATTCGGATACCAAACGGCTTCATCGTTTCCCCACGATTTCAAATAGCACTTTTTTGCTTTATCAACACCAATGCTTAAAAAATCGCCAACCCCACTGTCAGTAATATTTTCTTCATGCATTTTGCTTGTATCACAGTACTTGCACATTTACTTTTTCTTTTTCCTCGAAACAAAGCCAATCCATGCGCCGCCCTGTTCGACCGTCACGCCAAACGGCTTTTGTGTGAGTTGCATGAGTTTTGTGCGGTCACTCGACGACATCCCTTTTAGGTCAAATGCAACTTTTGGACCACTCTTGTCCCAATATGTGGTGTGAGACGGAGAGGAACCATCGCCGCTTCGATATTTGTTGAGGTCAACGCCAACTTGCTCTTTTACAAAAGAAACAACATCGTTATGCGTTTTCTTGTATCTCGAACTATCCACAACAACGGCGGCTTTCTTCGCCTTCGCTGCCGCAATTTTGCTGTAATCGGTGACATATTTGCCATTTACAAAAGATTCAAACTCGTGTTCGTTGGCAGTCCCACCGTTTGCCCTTGTACGAGTTTTGCCCCCCCTACCAGACGAACGTCCTCCTCCAGACATAATCACCTCTCCTTTCTGCGCTTTCGCTCTTCCGCCCACCACATTTGCTCTTTCTCTTTGCCGCCCTTGGATTTATACCACTCGGTGTAATCCATGACGGGGGTGGTTTCTTTGGTCACATTGTCTCGCTGCATGGCGTTCTGCCGGGTATACTTGCCCAGAGCAGAGGACAGCACACAGCGGCAGTGGTAGACCATCTCCGGCGCTGCGTTGGGGTCGCCGGGGCGCTGAATCTCGTAGCCCATGACCTTGAACGGCTCGTCAAGCTCCGCCGTCTGCTGATCCAGCAGGCGGTGCATCTCACGGGTGCGGTAGTCGTGGGTGGAGTTCCAGCGCTTTTTGACCTCGATGCCCAAAGCCTGGGCGTTGCGCATCTGCTGCAATGCCCCGGCGTTCTGGGCGCTGGTAAGGGCCGTAACGGCATTGTTCATGGCCCAGTGGATCTCTGTATCAGCCATGCCGTTTACGGCCTGCACGGCGATGTCGTGGACGCTTTTGCCCTGCACGATGCCCTGCATGACGTAGCGGTTGAACACCCGGGCATCATAGGTGCGGTTGCTCTCGCTCTTGATGCGCTTGTTGGGCACAAGCCGGGGGCGCTCCTGCAAAAGCAGCCGCACCGCTTCGGTGTTGTACAGGGTCAGCCCGAACGTCACGCCTGCTGCCTGTTCCAGCTCGTAGAAAGCCCAGTTTGCGCCAAAGGAAAAGATGTTGTATTGCTCGTCCCGGGCTAGCTTGTAGGCCGTCTCTTGGGCTGTGGTGCAGGTCTGCGTGATGCCGTCCAGCTTTGCCTGCATCAAATCGGACTGAAAGACCTGATTTTGCAGCCAGAGGCGATAGTTGTCCTCGGTGATCTCGCCTGCATCCAGCTGCGCCCGCTTGCGCTCATCCAGTTGCTTATATTTTGTAAGAAACTCGGTAAGCTGCTCCTGCATCTCCCGGCGGGCAGTGCCGTACACCCGGAGGATACGGCGGCGCAGGCGGTTCAGTTGGCGGGTAGAGATGCGGTCACGGTCGGTCATAAGCCAATCGCCTGCGCAACAGCCAGAAAGCACCCAGCCACAATGGCAAAATCAGCGACAAAAAGCATCACATCGATCAATCTTCCCAGAGGATCATAAATTTTGCTGTTTTTTTTCATCGGTGTCTTCCTCCTCGTCGTCCACGGTCTCCCGCGTTGCGCTCTCTGCCATCAGCGCGGCCTTGGCCTGCTCTTTTTGTTCCGGGGTCAAGTTGGGCAGCAGGTCAATGGCCATGTCCTGCCCGATGATGGGCGCTTCGGAAATCACCATGCTAACCTGCTCAGCGGTGTTGGTGATTTTGCTGCGGTTGAATGTCGGCATGGCGTTGTCAAAGCCAGCCAGTGCGCAGATCTGCCGGATGAACGGCTTGACCTGAGCCTCGAAGTCGTCCGCGTTCTGGTTCATCGGTTCATAGGCTGCATCCAAATGGTCGTTGGTGCTGTCCGCGCTGACGCAATGCACATCCAGACCGCCGAAATCCTCATAGACCCGGGTGTGGAGCAGCTCCAAAAGAGCCTGCCGGGCTGTCACGGGAATCTCGGTGGTGTAGGGGGTGATCTTGCCGCCCTCGCTGGTGTCTGCGCCTGCAATGTGGTACAGATTCAGTTTGACAAGGAACTCCTGCAGCTCATCATCCGTCATGCCGTTGAAGTTCTCGCACAGCCAGTAGATCTGCGAAAAGTCCTGCAAGTCATTGCAGAAGCCAGACATCACCAGATCGGTGTTGTCAATGTAGGCTTTCAGTCCCACAAGGGTGCTCTGGTGCAGGTCGGAGCCCCACAGCGGTACAATGGGGAGAGCGCTGTAGTTTTCGCCCTCCACGCTTTCCAGCCCGCCGCCGGGTGTGGTGACGGTCACGCTCTTGTATGCCTGCTTCGGCGTTGTCTCTTGCATCACATTGCCGATTTTGCTTTCCGTGTACTCAGTGAAGCCGTCCAGCTCGTACAGGATATAGTGCATATCTGTGTCCGGGTTCAGCCGCCAGAAGCGCACACCCGCCTGCAAAAGGCTTGTCTTCTCATCGTACAGGGGCGCAAACTCGGTCAACTTGAAAACCACCAAGTGGTCGTTGTTCCAGAATCCGAAGCTCTCGCCGTGGATCAGGGCGAAATATCCGGCCTTCTGGATCTGCTCATCAAAGTTCTGCCCCAGTCTGTCCTTGTCCACGCCCTCGTCTGCAAAGACCACACCGTTGCCGAGGGAGTAGGTCGCCCGCTGCTTGTTGAGCCGCCGGAAAAGATTGCTCTTGACCATATCGGGGTGTGGGGTGTCCTGCTTGGTGTTTTTGGATAGGCGCTTCAGCATCAAAGCGTAAGCCTGAGCAAAGCGTTCGGCTCCCGGGTTTTTCTGGGCATCGTACAGGTCGGCGTCCAACGCCATTTTGTAAGGCCCAGAAGTGCAGTGCTGCTGCACGAACCGCCGGATGAAATCAGGCTGTTCCCCGGCGGCTTGCGCCTGCTGAAAAGTCTGGAATGTGTATACAGTGCTCAAAATCAGTCCCTCAGTTTTACAAGGCGCTTTGTGCGCACGAAGTAGCGGATGGCGTCCATGCAGTGGTCGTTGACCTTCAGCACGGTGTCGTCTTTGTCCGGGTCCCAAGCGTACACGCCGAACTCCTCCAACGTGTGCTTGCAGTCTTTATAGATTTTCAGCCGCCCGGTCTGCAGCATGGTCTGCACATCCAGAATTCCGCTCAGAACGTCGTTGTTTGCGGGGGTCTGGGTGAATCCGTTCTTGCGCAGCTCTGTAATCAGAGGCAGGGCAGAGGGGTCGACAATGACCCTTTCCGGCCTCAGCCCGTTCAGCCATGCCTTGAGGTCTGCAACGTACTCGCCCACGGTCTTTTGCCGCTTCTGTTCGCGGCCGCTGTAGTAGTACTCCCGGGTGACGATCCAGCAGTCTGCATCTGTCTGCTTCTGGATCAGCAGAAAAACCGTTGCGTTCTGGGTACCAAAGTCGCACGCAACATAGCTGCTCTTTGGCGAAAGCGCCGGCAGCACATCAACAACGTGCTTCTTGCGGTCGAACATGTCATATACAAGGCCCTCGGCCACCGTCCACAGTCCTAGAATGTAGCGCTGATAGAAAACGCCGCTGTACTGGCTGCGGTATCTGGCCTTGATGTCCTCAGAAAGTGACAGGTTGTCGTCCATCGTGAAATGGAGATACATTATCTTGCGGGAACGGCATTTTCGCACCCATTCCAGATAAAACCAGTGCTGCGGGCTGCCCGGGTTGCAGTTGAACCAGAACTTTGACCCAGTGACAGAGCAACGGGCTGTGGCCTGATTGACGAAGCTCTGCGGCATCAGGGCCACCTCGTCGAAGAATGCCCCGGCAAGGGTGATGCCCTGGATCAGGTCTTGGCTGCTCTCGTCTTTGCCGCCGAAAAAGTAAAATTCGTTGGTTTTGCCGCCCTTGCTGACGGTCATGCAGTTTTCTGCCCGGCTCTCCTTGACGTTGTAGCCACGGGCTGCAAGCTGCTGCTTGAGTGTCCCCAGCACGTTGCGCCGGAAGCTGGCAATAGTCTTGCCACACATGGCAAACTGCTGGCCGCTGTAGCAGGTCATAGCCCACTGGACGAAAGAAAAGCTCATGGCAAAGGTCTTGCCTGATCGGATAGCGCCATCGGCAATGATGCCGTTGTAACCGCTGTATGCGCTCTGCGGTGTCCACCAGCTCAAGACCTGCTTTTGCCGCTGACTGAGGGCTTTCCATCGAAAACCGTTACTTTTCCGCATGGTCGTCTTCTTCCTCCGGCAGCATGTCCACGTCATCCGGCGGGCTGAGGTCAGCGGCAGCGCTCAGGGCTTCCAACAGACCATCGTCTGGGGCTTCTATGCCGCTCTGGTCTCCCAGCATAGCGAACTTGTCCACGATGGTCCCAAACGCCGTGGACAGCTGCGGCAGCGTTGCCTCTGCGATCTTGTCCTTGTCTGCCATCGCCTGAAGGTACAGTCCAAGAAGATCCTGTGCTTCCCCGCGCTTGCTGCCCAAGTAAGAAAGCATGTCCTGCGTGTTCTGCTCTTTTTTTAAGGCGCACAAATCCGCACACTTGGGATTATCTTTCACGATTTTCCGCACGGTGCTTTCTGCCACGTCGTTCAGCTTCGCGGTTCTGGCGTAGCTCTGCAGCTGCACATAGTCAGCAACGATCTTCTTTTTTTGCTTATCTGTCAGCCGCCTTGCGCCCACCGCCACCACCCCTCATGTAACTGAATTTTTATACCGTTCAGCAAACCGTTCTTGTACAAACAGCTTTTCGATACCAGACCCGCCTTTATTGCCAGTTCCCATAGAGGATTGCTTTTTTATGCTTGCAACCTCTTTGCACCCACTTGGCGCTTCATACTCGCTGATAACAACCATGAACGGAACTTCGGCAAGCCACTTTTCAAACGATTCATGGTCAAAATCGCATTTGTACCCCGTACAATTCGTTCGTTTATAGGGGGGGTCTGCGTACACAACTGCATTTGACGGAATTTGTACGTTCCTGTAATCCATTTGCAGACCCTCAAGATTTTGCAGACCCTCAAGATTTTGTAGGCGTTCAAGATTTTGTAGGCGTCCAAGATTTTCTAGCCTTGCAAGGTGTTCTAAATCATAGAGCCTTTTATGTTTCACTCGACTTCCAAGCCACTGTGAATAAAGCCTTTTGTATTCCTTGTTATTCGACTTAATATCTTTTGAGCCGCCGTCCGAGTCTATTCCGAACTCTCGCAAAAGGGACGTATCGCCAAACACTCTTGCGTAATGCAAAGCCTTTTTCCACGGCTCAATCTCTTTTGAATAGAGATAATCCCTGCGGTTGTTGCCGAAGCTCCAACAGAGCGAAACATAAGGGTCAGAATCCTTCAGTCTATAAAAATCTTCACGGCTAATCCAACGCTTTTCGTTGGCATACTTGCCGTGAACGGCGTCCATGAACAGCTGCGGCGCATCACCGATGTCATTTGCAACGATGTGATTCCATTTGCCAGACAGTAACGCAGCGTGTGTGACTGCGCAGCCGCCAGCAAACAGGTCAACCAGCGTGTCACCAGCAGGTAGATTGGAGATAACCCACTGTGCGATTTTGTTCTTACTGCCACGATACGGCACACCATATCTCACGGTAGGCTTCTCCTTTCTTGCAAAAGAAAAACCGCCCGGGAATCCGAACGGTCAAAATATTAAAATAAGCAGCGCCCGTGCATTCAGTGCGTTGGACAGGCGTCAAACGGTGGGCGCTGCTGCATCCGGAACTTTCGCGGCCGGATGCCCCGCTATTTCGCCGCCCTTTCATAGGGCACGCAAGCACTCCCGGCAGGGCTCGAACCTGCAACATGCGGTTTTGGAGACCGCTGCTCTACCACTTGAGCTACCGGAGTATAAAAGCCGCCCTTGGAATCGAACCAGCCGTGTCTACACACACGCGCCGCGCTCCAAATTGCGCTCAGGCGGTCATATAAAAACAGCTCCGGTTCGCCGCCGGGGCTGTTGGCTGGCGCACATCCTGTCAGGAAAGCTACACCTTGGCAAGGATTCTAAGGCCTTTTCTCGGCACGGGAGGTTGCACGTGCGGCCTTGCGGGTTGTCTAGTCCATGCGCCATACGGTGCGATACGGCGGAATCGAACCGCCTCCTGTCTCTCATGAGCGGCAGGCTGCCTTTGTTTCAGTGTATCGCATAGAAGCAGCGCGAAACGTGAAAAGAGCAAAGCCCGGTACCTGCAAGCAGAAAAGGAGGAAAATGCCAAGAAGGGACACGTTTCGGAGGCTGCGTGCATCGGTTTGCCTTTTGGCTTTTCCGATGATACAATTTTACACCATGTAATAGTGAAACCGCAATGTAATGACAGTGCAATGTTTTTAAAGGCTCAGTTCCTCCATTGCTTTGCGCCGCAAGACATAGACCATGCGCAGAGAATAATTCATATCTTTTGCGACCCTGTCCCACGTAAGGCAATCGAGATAGTACTTGTACAGCACCGTGTATGCTTTCTCGTTCTGGATCTGGGCGAGCGCGTTTCTGATTTCGAGAAACAGCCTGTCGCAGACCGCTCTTTGCTCATAAGCGCGGCGCTCCGCTTCCTCCTCGCGTTCCACCGCCCGGGCAAGGCTCTGGCCATCTTTGCTGCCGCCGGGGGCCGCGCTGAGGCTCTGGGTAATGTGCCGGGTGGCCTCCTGTGCTTCGGCCAGACGGTCAGACAGCAAGTAGTATCTTTTCTCTGCTTCGCGGTAGCGGTTCAGCCACGCCTTAACAGTGCGGAAATCGGTTTTGTCCGGCTTCGTCGTGTCGGTGTCAGGTATCCATGTGCGAGTCATTTGTACACCTCCTGAAAAAGAAACATGTTGACCGCCTGTCCACAGCAGCGGCAGTATGCAACCGACTCGTCGTCTTTGACGTATTGATTCAGCGCATCGCATTTTGGACAGCACCACCATCCAGAAGGCGCAGTATCCGTTTTTGGCCATTTAACGCGCTGCTTATCAAGACACGCTTCAATGTCTTTTCTGTTTTCAGCAAAATAGGCAGCATCGGCCGGATTTATTTGAAATCTGAGACAGATTTGCTTAAACTTTCCGTCCCAGATTTCGATGCACAGCTCAGTCATCGCGCCCAAAATAAAGATCATGATGCAGAAACCACCAACGTAGCAAAATGCTGAACCTATAACTAGAAAAACTTGGTTCATGCGGCTTTATTCTTCCATTTCTTCAATCTCAATTTCCACCCTCGGGTTCTTCCGGTCAAGATCCACCCGGCTGCCATCGTGGGCTGCAACGATCTTGCTGTTGTCGTCCTCCAGCACGCGGGCTTTCACCAGAATGTCCGTGGTCGCCTCGATGAGGTTTGCCAGATCGACCCGGCGGGCGGTCTTCATGTAGTACACGCACTTCACGTTCACACGGGCAGAAATGGGGCTGTGCGGCCTTTTGATTTGCCGCAGGCAGTCCATCTCATAATCCACGTAGGCCTTGCTAGGGGCCACAAAGCGCCCGCCTGAGCGGCTTTTGAGGATGCGGGCAGAGTTTTTCTTGGTGCGCGGGTCGCCGTAGAGGGTCAAGTGCATTTTTTCCGTTCCTCGCTGTTCCACTGCTTGAGTGTCAGTGCGTAATGCCCACACATCAAACAACAAAGTTCAGTCCCCGGGTCCGACAGCACTGTGAGCTTCGGATTAACTGACTTGATTTTCTTTCCCCATGCAAGAAATCCACTCCCGCACTTTGGGCAAGGAAGAACAGTGTATGATTTTTTATCACTTCACGTCCTCCACATAGCGCCAGCTCTGGGGCGGTCGCTGCGCTTCCACAGGCCGCAAACCAAACCGCGTGTTTAGCAAGCCCGTGAACGCCCGCAGCTCGCGCGGCTTGTCATAAATCTTCAGTTCGGAGATGTGCCAGCCATACAAGTCTTTCAAATCTGCATAACTCATCCCGGACTTCCATCCGGCATAGTCTTTGACTTGCGGTACTGTGAGACAACTTCCAGCAATTGCTGTTTCAATATCTTCTTTGACGATGCAGTACTCAGGGCCGATGCGCCGGATGTCATCACAGATGAACTCTCCAATAACCATCTGGGTATTACCGCGTATGCTGTCCGGCAGTAGCTTATTGAACTTTATGAACACAGGCTTTCCGTGATGGATTTCGCCGTCCATCGTTTCTTCGCCATCCTTGAAAATGGTGATGAGTTGCTGCGGAGCTTTTGTGCAGTAGATGTACACCTTGAACGGCGTTTCCAGTTTCGGACGGGTCTTGCGCACCTCAATGGTTTTTTGCCCACGAATGATGAGGTCGCACCATTCAGGTCTGATACTCATTAGGACAGCTTTATTGCTCATTGTAGGCCCTCCCAATATCCCAGTGTGTCCGGGTACTCCATCCAGTGTGTAACACGGCTCCCAGATTTTTCGTCCGTATTATCAGGGTCAAGCAAGGCATTTATGACCCTTGAACATCCATCAAAGCCAACAGAGAAAGTTTTCTGCTCAGTATCATACATCGCAGGAGAAACATACTCCCCGTAGCTCTCATCAGGGTAAAATGGCGAGCACTCCAAATCCCAAGTTATAACATTTACAAAGCACGGCACAAGCGTATCGTATTCTTTTTCTGGTTCTGGCAGGCGCGTCTTGATGCTTACCCAGTGTCCAAAATGCGGCTCGTCACCCTCTCCATAAAAATACTCAACGGGGAGGCTCAGAGCATTGGCGATTTTAGAGAGAGTTCCAATTTTGGGGAATAGCTTCCCGGATTCATATCTTCGCACGGTTGAATCAGGCATCCCGCACCTACTTCCGAGCTGAGCTTGTGTCATACCAGCGTCAATCCGTGCAGCCCTGATTATTGATCCAATGGAATCAGGTTTCACTTTTTCATCATTCCTTCCATTGCCAGCCGCTCGCACTGCTTTTCGGCTTCCCTGCGCTGCTGGTCATACTCAAACAGCATATCCGCGTACTCGCCGCCCACCCGGCGGATGGCCGTTTCCAGCATCTCCGTCGCAAGGTCGTGGTACTTGTCCGCGCCCTTGCGGCTGTTCCGGGCGGTCTCGCGAGCTTCCCACAGGTCAAGCAGTCTGTCTCGTTTGTCGGCGGTGATCTCATCGTAGCCGTAGGCATTCTGGATCTGCTCCACACTTTCCCAGCCCGCCAACTCTGAGAACGGATTGGATTCGGCCTTTGCCATGCTGCGGGCTTTGGTCTTTTTCTTGACGTACCGGGTTAGGCCGTCTTGGATTGCTGCGCGGGCATCGTCCATTGCTTTCCGAACGGCCTTGACCTCGCGCTCTTTTTTGAGCTGGTCGGGCTGGCTGGCCCATTCGGCCATCAGTTCAGATTTCGTTTTCGGTTTCATGTTCTTCCTCCGTTCTCACAGCTTCCCGAATGCGCAGTCTGGCAAGCTCAGCTTTCGCATACCACAGCTGCCAGTTGCCAAACCATCCCTTGTGGAGCAGTTTCCCGCCGTAATAAACAAGTTCCTGCTCCATCAGGTGGTCGAGAGAGACGATGTAAGCGCCGGGCTTGTACCTCATTTGCTCACCCCCATTGTTCGGACATGGCCTTTGCAACGCCCGGAAACGTTTTGGCCCGAAACGCCTTGCACACTTCCTGCGATTCCTCGCAGGCAACCAACACTTTCACCGTTTTCTTCCTCCCATCCAAAATTCCTGATTAAATGCGTTCTTGCTGATGCGCTCCGCCGCATTCTTGGTTTTCGTGTACGCATGTTGCTCCTTCAGCTGGCGCTTGTACTCTGCGTACTTCGGGCAGCTGTCGTGACAGATCGAGTGCCGGTCGGGACAGTCTTTGCCGCAAGGGTTTTTCACTGTGGTCGCTCTCCTTTCTTCCCGATTGGTCGTCTATGTGCCGCATTTTCCAAAAAATCAACGGCTTTTTCCGCTTCTTCTGGCGGTCTGCTCGCCATGAACGCTTTGTTCCGTGGGGCGTTTGCTTTCTGCGTGGTCCTTCTTGCTTCTGCCGCTGCCACGTCCCCCGGCGTGCGCAGGCCGTCCCGTTTCCATCCGGACAATATGCCGTTGATGTAGTTCCACGAGCGCTTTCCGGCTTCTGTGGCCTTGTCAATCGCCAACAGGATCATCTCTGTGCTGTACTCCTGCCGCCACTTCTGCAGCTTGTCCAGCGCAGAGCGTGGGAAGTCCCCAACGGCCTGCTGATAATGCTGGACGATCTTGGAAAGTTCTACGTCAACGGCGGCGGGGGCGGCGCTATTATATATATCCCCGTTAGGGGATATAACAGTTCCAGTTCCAGTAACAGTTCCAGTTCCAGTAACAGTTCCAGTTCCAGTAACAGTATCATTATAGTTACCACTTGCTTGCACTTGGTAGCATGTGCTAGCATTTGCTGATTTTGCTTGCATTTGAGCTGCACGGGCTTTTCCGGCTTCACGGCGCTTTTGCTTGACGTTCTCGTACTTTTCCGTAGCAGAATCCACTCCATTGCACATGAAACGGAAGTTCCCACGCATTCCACGGTCGGAAAACGTTGGATTCTCACCAGTGCGGACGTGTTTCGCCAAAGCTCGCATCAGCTGTCCGACTTCGGCATCCGTGTACTCCTCCAGCGCATCAAACCAGTCCAGATACACCACAAACGACTTCTTTTCATCCTTTGCCACTTGCTCACCTCCTTTGCACGCCCGTATAGCCGGATAGCACAGCTGGAAAGGTCAGAACGGCAGGTCATCCGCATCATCATTGATGGGGTCATACTCGGCAGAAAGGGTGACTTCCGGTGCAGCAGCGCTGCGCGGCGCATAGTCGGCAAGCGTTTCACCGGGGTACATCTGGCCGCCCTGCAGGTCTGCCGGGGATGTTTCCGGTTCTGCGGGGTCCGGCGGCGGCCCGGGCTGTGACATCAGGTCGATCATCTGCTGCAGCCAGCGGAATGTCACCAGCCCGCCGGGCTGAACATCATCCGCGTCCACATCGTAGTAGATCTTGCCGTTATACTCCCGCTCTTTCAGCTTTTGAGCAAAAACCGTGACCTGATCGCCTTTCTGCAGCATGCCATCCCACTGGTCGATGCCGTGCCAGAGGTTCACGCCCACAAAGAAGCTCTGCCATTTGCCGGATTCATCCTGTGTGCGGCTGGCTTTCAGGTCGAATTTCAGCACCCGCTTCTGCCCGGCATCCCGGAGCACCGGGTCTTTGGAAATCTCACCGTGCAGCATGATGCCGTTCTTGGTCTGGACGATCATGCATCATCACCGCCAAACGGATCATCGGCGTTTTCCTCTGCAGAGGGCGCATTCGGGGCAGGGATCAGGGTGCCGGCCGTCTTGCGGGGGCGCTTGGTGCCTGCGTAGGGGTCCAGGACGGGCAGGTCTTCCGGGTCCACCTCGCGGGCGGTGCCTTCGGCATCCACATGGACGGAAACCTCGCTCTCATCGTAAAGCGCGCCAAATGTGGACGGGAAGGCCTCGCGCAGGGCGTGCACCAGCGCCACCTTGCGGATCATGGTAGCCTTCTTGCCGTTCCAAAGGGATTTGCCGGTGTCGTATTCACTGAGCTTGACTTCCTCGTAGCTGGCGCGGGTACGGTCTTTGCGGTAGACCTTCGCCCAGCCGCCTATAAGGGTCTCACCGCCGATAAGGGTCTCGCTGCCGTCTCCATCATAGACAATGGAACCCTCACGGTTCAGCAGCTGGCCATCTGCGGTCAGTACGATGACGCCAGCCTCAAAGCCGTCAAAATTGGGGTTGCGCTCGGCCATCTGCATGTAGCAGTTCTTGCCCAGCACGATGGTGCTGGCAGCACTCTCGTTTTTATTATCGTAGTGGATGAGGTAGGCTTCCTTCGTGAAGGGGTTCAGGTGATACTGCTTGCAGGTCTCCAGAAAAATCTTGCATTCAGTGTTGGTAGCCTTATCACAGATGAAGTTCTTTACATCATCGAAACTAACGATAAGGTGTTGCCCATCCATGCTATCAATCTCCACCGGCACGGACGGGGAAGCGGCCTGCAGGGCCGTGCTGCCGGCACGGGCGGCGTTCTGGATGGAGCGGTTTGCCAGCGCCTGAGCGTTGGAAACGGAATTGGATGCGGTGGGCGCGGGTGCGCCGGAACGAGTGAGTGCCATAAGAAATTACCTCCAAAATTATTTGATAGAGCCATAACGGAACCCGCGCTCGGCGGCTCCCTGCTTGAACCATGCGATGTCTTCCGGGGTGAACTCCACCCAGAAGCTATATCTCTTGCGGGCAGGGGGTTCCGGCTGTGCAGGTGCTGCAAAGCGCTGAAGCATGCCAAAATCCAATCTTCCATCCGGCGTGATGGCTGCATTGGCCTGCGCCGTCTGAGCCGCTTCTGCGGCGATCTGGCGTTCTTCATCGGTCGGGGGGATAATGACCGGGGCGGCGGCCCGGGCACGTTCCGCAGCCAGGCGTTCTTCCTCTGCACGGCGAAGCTTTTCCCGGCTGGACTGCAGACGCAGGTGCTCAGCCAATGCGGCGTTCAGATTCAGCCCACGCAGATACTCCGTGGTGCAGGCTTCGGCATCCTCGCCGCAGGTCTCCCGGATCAGCCGCAGTTCTTCCCGCCGGGTCTCCACGCTCTTGCGCAGCTCCCGGCCGGCCTTTGCCAGATCATAGGTCTTGTTGAGCCACTGGGGCACAAGCAGGCGGTCAAAGGGGATCATCTCCCGCAGCTCGCCGATGCAGTCCGCATAGACAGCCCGCAGCGCGTCCTGTTTGTCCTGCCGTTCGGCTTCTTCCACAGCCTTGACCTGCTGGTCAATGGCACCGGAGACGGCCTTGCACCGGGTCTGCATCTGCTTGGTGCTCTGCAGAAATTCTTCCAGCGGCTTCATGTAAAAGGCCTTTGCGCTGCGGGCGGCATCACTGAGCTGCTTGTCCAGCTTGTTCACTGCGGCGCGGTCGGCCTTGGCATCCTTGATGGTCTCCGGGGTGTAGACGCGTCCGGTGTAGGCGGCCAGCATCTCGGTCAGGTTCTGCTGCACCTCAGCTTCATTCCACCGGATCGCGGGCAGTTCCGGGTGCTCCACCCGGACAGTCAATTCTTCTTGCATAAATATTCACCACCTCTGATAAACTCTCTCACCATCGTTGTTATATACGATGTAGGTATTGCGGGGATAACCTTGCGCGTGTTCCTTTTCGGACAGCGCATCTGCCTGTCGGACCAGCTCTCCCACTGTCTGCGCAGAGTGTATCTCTAAAAGTTTCGGCGGGTTTTCAAGCCCGTCATAGATCTGCATAAGCGCCACTTGTAAAACCTCCTGTTTTGTGCTATTTTTGTGGTGATGGGCGGCGAAACTCATCACTCTTTGGGCCTGTCCGTGTTGGCGCACGGGCAGGCTCTTCTTTTTTTGCGGCGTATCGGCGGCAGACTGTCCACCTCATCACGCCGGATATGTTCTTTCTCGAAGATGTACTTGCGTGCCGGGTGCCTGCCACTGCGACCGTGGCTGCTCGCAGATGCAAAGCTGTTTGCGCTTTTGTAGCCCAGCCTCCGGGCACACATCTCAGACGTGCCGCTGGCGATTAAGTCTCCAGTCTTAGCATCGTACACCGTGTACCACACACAGTGGTGGATATTGTCAGGCATACGTGATCTCCCCGGACTCCTCTTGCAACATCTCCCGCACGTTGTCCATTTCTTCGGCGCACATCTCCCAGACGTTTGCCCGTGCGGAGTATCCGGCCCGGACAACAATGTCATCTGAGGCTTCGGCTTCTCGCCTGCAGCGTTCGGCAAGCCGCGTGTAGGATTTGACTTTGCCCTCAACGTACTCTTTGGCCGTCATCATGCCCCACGCTCCTGATTCTCCGGGTATTCCGGGTTGCGGGCGTGGGTGCGGTTGATCTTGCCGTACTTGCGCCGCTTTGCGGCTCTCTCCCTGTCCTCTGCGGCAAAGCCCAGACGAGCCAGCAGAACAGCGGCCAAAATCAGCACCAGCGACACCGAAAACAGTGTGCCGGAGATGTATCCGGTGGTCTGCGCGGTGCCCTCTGCGCCCATAGCTGCACCCATTCCAACGCCGCCAAAAATGACGGCTAACCAGTAGTAAGTAGTAGATTTGAGCTTCATTCTTTCGGTTCCTCCTTTGTGTAAACCTTTTCAAGATTGTAAAAATCCTTCACCCACGCCATAAACCTAGCACGGGAGATGTCGGGGCAAGGCTCTTTTGTTCCTACGGACGGCTTTGACCACTCCGGGAAGATCCCCGCCTGAATCTGTGCACCGAGGACTTTCTCGGTCTTTTGGATACCGTTATCCCGCAGAATCTGGACGCATTCGGCAATCTTCATGCCCGGGTTCTTCATCCTCATTCGCCTCCTTCTTGACTTGCATCTGCATCTTCAACCGGATGTGTTCCAACCGCTCCGGCTGCCTTGCATCCCAGCGCTGTTCGAGCCAGCGCTTGTTGTAGTGCTTCTTCATGCTTCGCTCCCCACAAATTCGCCGTTCTTGAGCGTATACCAGACGTTTTCCTTGATAACAGAGCCATCGACCTTTGCCATTTTGGCGCGGATCATGCCGCCATCATCGTCGTACTCGGTCAGGACGAGATAGCAGCCCATTGCGCCGCGTGCCTTACTGTGTGCGCCGTTTGCAACAGCAATGCTGTCTTTTCCAAACGCTTCGGCTCTGCAGCATTCGCCGGAAGCCGCACCCGTGGACCAGTCGCCGGAAGCCGCACCCGTGGACCAGTTGCCGGAAGCCGCACCCGTGGACCAGTCGCCGGAAGCTTTGTTCTTTGTTCCTTTCACGTTTTTGTTCACGCGGTCCATCACCGCTTTTACGCCAAGTTTTACCATATCAGCAATCTTGATCTCCGCTTCAACGGTAAGTTCCGTGCAAGCAAGCTTTGTGTCTTTTCCATCTTCACGGCCGATATCTCCGCCGCATTCCACTTTAAAAATGCGGATGCCATCAGATAGCGGGTAGTAGTGCAGCACATCCAGCGGGTTCTCGCAGGCGTGCATACCAGCGCGGCAGCAATCAGCTTCGTCCTCATAGTAGGTCTTGCCCACCTCATACTGCTTGCCACGGCACTGCATATTTTTGTCCATGGCCTTATATGCGATGATCTTTTCACTCATGGGTGGTGTCCTCCTTTATCGTCCATGCGGTCAGCGTCTTTGCGACGCCGTTTTTATTGATCTCGTCGATCTTGAAATACAAAACGGTCAGATCACCAAAATCCTTGATAGCGCCGTAGCTCCAAACACCGAGATACAGTTCCTTGCCGTGGTTGTCCATGACCTTGATTTTCGTTATGACCGGAAACACGTTGTGGCAGGCGCACACGAGACAGTTCAGCGTCATGTTACGCACCCCTTTCAAACGTGGTCTGTTCCACATTCTCTTTGTGGTCGATGCTGGGCGTCAGGCCAATGGCCTTGAGCTGCTCATAAATGAACCGCTGGCCCGCTTCCGTCCAAACGGTGGTGTTTGGCGTGGTGATCTTGCCACTGTTGTGCTCAAACGGACGGCCTTTGCGGTTTTTGGTGTAACCTTTGCCGCTATACTTTGCGTATAACACCCACTGCCCGTCGCTGGTCTTGTACTGGATCTTCAGACCGTGAAGGATGCTGTTGAGCTTCTCGGCGCTCAGGCCGTAATCCTTGGCAAGGCTGGTAGTGGTGCGGCAGTTCTTGCCCACGCACACGGCCCTGGCATACTCTGCATCTGGCTTCAGGTCGTTGTTCTCTGCCAGAAGCTGGCGGTTGGCGGCCTTGAGTTGGTCGTTCTGCTTCTGGGCGATAAGCACCGCCCGGCGCATGACCGCTTCCGGGCTGTTCCACTGGGCTTCCACGGCCAAGAAATACTGCCGGGCCTGCTTGCCGCGCTCGTTGCGCTGGATCATGCACAGCTCTTTGGCCATTGGGATGGTGAGTTGGTGGTCGGTGCGGGGTTTGCCTGCCAGACCGTCAGACCTATTACTCAAAAATGAGTAATAGTCCTCGCCCTCAGTGAAACCATACTCGGTCATACGGTTAAACCAATCGTTGTACCGGGTCGTGACTTCTAAGAAGTCGTGCAGCTCCCGGCCGCTCACCGTGGGGCGCTCCGGGTTATCGTAGCTAACTGGAATCAGTGATTTCAGATTGTCCATGTCCTTCCCTCCCATCACGTCACGCCGTCCTGCTGGTTCTGGCGGTCGTTCTTGCGCACCGCAGCCATGCCCATGCCCATCCAGAGCAGGGTCTGCTTGTCCCGGGGGTCCAGCGAGTCAAACAACTCGTTGACCAGGGCATCCGCAGCGTGGGCCCCGTCAATGGGGATGCTGTACCGCTCTGCAGCCAGATCGGTGCGGTTCTTCTTTGCCTTTGCCATAAAAAATCAACTCCTTCTGTGGTTGGCACCCACGACCTTGCCCGGCTGGCTGCCGGGTGGTTTCGATCCTTGCCACAGGGTCATCATCAGGTGGGATAATCGGGCTCTTTCAGCAGCCCTTCCTGCTCGTCCAGCATCTCCCATGTGATACCGGCCTCTCGGAGCTGTTCACCGCGGCGCTTATCGCTCTGCAATGCGCTCAGATACCGGCGGCGCTTATACTTCACGGTCTTTTCCTTCCACGCAAGGCGCACGTCCGGATCTGCCTTGAGCTCCGCAATGCGGTCCTCTACTTCCTCGTCCGTCATGGTGTGACGGCGGCTCTTGACTTCTTCCATGTGGTTTACCTCCTTGCGCTACGCCCTTCCCGTGATATACTTGAGTGGGAGGGGGTGAAAAAAATGAATCAATGGGACTACCTGAACCAGCGTGCAGACGAATTGGAGCGTGCCTTGAATGCTGGCAGGGGAAATACTAAAAGTCTGTACGACCCGCAGAAACCGACGCTGTATGAAATTCAGCGGCAGTATGCGGAAGATGTGAAGCAGCTGCGCCAGCAGTTTGAAGAAAGCCAGAGAACTCAAGCAAAAACTGACAATTTCAACCGAATTTTCAACTTTCTCACGCTGGGCGTTGCTGTGGCATCCATGATTATCGCTTTAGTAAAATGACCACCAGTGCCAAAATCTGAATAGCCAGAGCGAAAATCTGAACTGCGAGAGGATTTTTCATTTTCTCACCTCCTGTTTGCTTGCGTTTGTTGATTACATGACAAGTATAAGTCATTAAACAACATTTGTCAAGGGCATTTTTGTTGATTTCTTAAACAAAATTCATTGACTTCCATTTTGCGCTGTGCTATAATAAGGTCACGGAGGTGAGCTCCATGACAATCGGCGAACGAGTCAAGGAACTGCGGAAGCAGATTAACTTGACGCAGCAAGCCTTTGCAGACAGACTGAACCTCAAAAGAAATACAGTTGGCAGCTACGAAGTAAACGTAGTGGAGCCCAGCGACCGAACGATCTCCGACATCTGCCGCGAGTTTAACGTCAACGAGACGTGGCTGCGGACAGGCGAAGGAGAGATGTTCAACCAGATCACCCAGTCGGAGAAGCTGGCTGCTTTTCTCGCTGACATTACGGCGAACGAAGAAGACAGCTTCAAACGGCAGTTTATGGAAGTTCTGGCCGAGCTGGAGCCCGAAGACTGGAAATTTCTTGAGCGGATGGCGAGAAAGCTGCAAAAAAAAGAGGGAAACCCGTAAGGGTTCCCCTTCTTTTGCTACCTTGATTTATTTAATCAGCTTGCTGGCGTAAACCCAGACCAGGCGCAGCTTGTGCGGGTCTGCCTTTTCCAGCAGTTTGATAATTGCGTCAATGTAGCTTTGCCGTTCGGTTTCGTTCATGGTATCCTCCTATGTAAAATTTAATATGCGTGAGGTGGTTGACATGGCAAACAATTGCCCTGTCTGCGGCGGCAAGCTCGGCCTGCTGAACCGCGAGAAAAGCGCGGACGGTCTGATTTGCGCCGGCTGCAGCAACTTTTTTTATTCCAAGCTTGGTTTCCGGGCGGCAAAGAAGCCGACAGCTGCCCTTGCAGACTACTGGGCTACACTGGAAAGCCGCCGGAAGGTATTCAAAGAAACCGATTCCATCTATGATGGTGACGCGCTCTTTGTGTCCATCGATAAGGAAAACCGGCTGTTTTACTTTGGGCACCGCGGTGGTGACAAAGGCCCTCGCATGATCTACAGCTTTGACGAGGTTGCCGGTTACGAATCTGACGCGCCAGACGATTTGACGGTGACGGAGACTAAAGGTGGCATTGGCCGGGCCGTGATCGGTGCAGCCGTTGCCGGCCCTGTGGGTGCGATCGTGGGCGCTGCTACCGCCAAAACAGAGACCCGCAAAGGCAGCCGCAGCAAAGAAAACGTTTCTATCCGTTTTACGATCCCTCTTGGAGAAACCAGCCTGCCGACAACGGTTTATCCCGGCGGCATGACCGCTTTTCTCAAGAGATGCAAAGTCAGCCAGGAGAAGCCACAGGCTGCCACTCCGGCGGCATCCAGCGCCGCCGATGAACTTTTGAAGTTTAAGCGGCTGCTGGATATGGGTGCCATCACGGAATCGGAGTACAACGCAAAGAAAGCTCAGTTGCTTGGTCTGTGAACCTGTTCACAACCATATTATAAAACCGCCGGTTGTTGTCATCGATCCACATTCGTTCCCTTTTTTCAGCGGAAAAATACGCTGAAAAATGCGGATTTGCGCTGACATTTCAGCTTATTCGCGGTTGCAAGGCTGTTGCAAATTTTGCAACAGGTCAGCGGCTACAGCCCCGCCGGGCTCACCGGAGGCAGCGTGCAGCTTGTCAAGCGCGGCGATCTTGCGGGCCGCGTACATCATCGCAAGGGCTTGCTGATCTGGCGTCATGCTCACATAGCAGGCCAGAGCGGCGCGGATATAGGTGCTGAAGTGCTTCATTTTGTCTTTCATGGCTCATTCCTCCCAGGGTGCAGGGGTGTGGTCGGTGCCGGTCAGGATGCTGGCGGGCATTCCGTCGATGATGGTCATTTCCGGGTCTTGGTTGCTTGTTTGACCGTTTTTCATTTTGTTTTCCTCCTGATTTTTGGTAATTGTGTCAACTTATGTACCAAATTCTACCATGCGCCGTTGGAAAATAAAATACGGATAAAATTTGTCGAATGGCGCAGAGTTTTTCTGCGCCATTTTTTGTTAAAAACACACTGGTTTTATGGGGGCGAAAGTATGAGTTATTTTACAGCGAGCCAAATCGGGAAGGCGCTTGCAAAAGCCCGGGTGTCTGCTGGCCTGAGTCAAGCGGAGATCGCAAGGCGCATCGAAAAAGGAGAGCGCACCGTGCAGAGCTGGGAAAAAGGATGCACCAGCCCGGACAGTGACGAGATCATGGACTGGTGCACGGCGTGTGGGGTGTCGCCCATCACGGTGTTCATGGAGATGTTCCACCCGGATCTGTACAAAGTGTCGGATGACGGCAAGGCCGACGATATGCTAAACGCGGAGCTGCGCCGTCTCGTGGTAAAACTGCCGCCGCTGACGAAAAGGCTGCTGCTTTTTATTCTGAAGGGTCGGCACGGCAGCAGTCCGCCTGCTGTCATATCGGAGATGGCGGCAAACCTCCACTGCCCCCTGAACAACAGGGTCAGCGTGTGCGGAACCATCATAGACCAGTATACCTATGCGCAGATCGCGGGCCTTGACCCATGCCCGGACGCTCCGCATCCTCCCATTGACGACCTGAAGATCAACTACAGGGCCGGAAGGGCTGCTGCTGAAAATGGTGCCTTCGGATATATCGGGCAGAAAAAGGAGTAAGCAATGAAATGCGTGAGACCATGCTGCCGGAAAGAGATCCCGGATGGTGCTTCTTTTTGTCCGTGGTGCGGGAAGAAGCAGCCAGAAGCCGCCCCGCAGCAAAGAAAAAAGCGCCGCCGCCCAAAGGGCAGCGGCAGCGTGTATAAACTGAGCGGGGCGCGGGCAAGACCTTATGTTGCGCTTACAGCCTGCAGGGATGTTTTGGGCACGTTTGAAACGGCAGGCGAAGCCGTACAAGCATTAGACGCTTACAACGCCCAGAACACCCCCGCAGCGCGTCTGAAGTGCACCTTTGCGGATGCCTATGCCAAATGGAAAGCGCAGCCCAAATTTGACAAGCTCAGCACGGACATGCAAAAGGGGTACGAGCTGGCCTATGCAAAGGCTGCGCCGCTATACGACCGACAATTGCGGGACTTGAAAGCGGCAGATTATCAACAGGTCATTGACGCAATGGTGGAAAAGGGGCTTTCCCGCAGCTCCTGCGAAAAGCAGCGCACGCTTTTCAGCCAGATCTGCGAGTGGGCCATGGCTCAGGATATCATAAACAAAAACTATGCGGCGCTGCTGCAGCTCCCGGCGGCTACAGGAAAAGCAGAGCGCACACTGACCGCCCAAGAGATCGAGCAGATCAGCAACCGACAGAATGACCCGAAATTTGGGCAGACAGCGCAAATCGCAATGGTGCTGCTTTATACCGGCATGCGCATCGACGAGCTGCTTTCCATGCGCTGCGAGGATGTGCACCTGAAAGAGCGGTACATGCAGGGCGGTGAAAAGACAGAAGCAGGCAAGAACCGCATCATCCCCATCCTTGAGCCCATATACAAGATCATTGCCTTTTGGATGCTGGACAGCGGGTGCGAATGGCTTATCCCGTCCAAGGCTAGCACAAAGCTGGACAAGCGGAACGTGGCTACAAAGTTCCGGGCATTGATGCAGGAGTGCCATATAGAGGGAGTGCACCCCCACACCCTGCGCCACACGGCCAGCAGCAAAATGGTAGAATGCGGCCTGGAAAAGACCGCCGTGCAGGCCATCCTTGGGCACAAAAATTTCTCCACCACAGCCAATAAATACGTCTCGCACAACGACCCGGCCTATTTGTTGCATGAAATGCAGAAAATGAAGTACTGATTTGTTAGATTGTTTGTTAGATTGTTTGTTAGATTATGAGAATCATTCAGAAGATTTCAGGGAATTTCAGGCAAAAGAAAAGCGCACAGACGATTTATTTTTGTCGTCTGTGCGTTTATTTTTGGAGCTGGTGGCAGGAGTCGAACCCGTAACCTACTGATTACAAATCA